TGAATCGAAAAAAGATCTTCAGAATGGTTTTTCGAAGGATCGTTCTTTGCGTAAAGTGGCTAGTATTCCCTTTGAAACTTGGATTGCTTTGACCCGAAAAATGCCCGAATTGATTGTTGGGGATCGAGAATTACGAGAAAATACACTTAACAAATGGCTTCGAAGTAATGAAGGAAAGATGTTTTGGAGCGTGTCCAGTGGTGTTTGATTTGGATGTTTTCATTCCTACACTTAAACAACGATTAAATGGATTGGTATGCAATATCCATACGATTTTTAATTCGGGTCTTAATGTTCGAGTTACAATTTCGCTTCCAGATAACGATTATCCAGAATTGATGGAATTATTAACTGAGAAAGAAAAAGAATGTATCCGATTCGTTCCCAATGTTCCCCAGGGTGAGCCTTCGATTCCAATTAAGCATTGTTTGGAAAATGTGGAATTGTTGGAATGGGTTTATCTTGTGGCCGATGATGATTGTGTTTTGCCTTGGGGGCTTCAGCATCTTTGGGAAGCCCGGCAAGGGTATTCCATGGTCATGGGCCAAGTATTGGGAGTTTCCAGAAATAAGCATTTGGATTTTACGGCTTGGAAGATTGGATTTGACATTATTGAATCTCATGTCAGCACGGCCATGTACAATATGCGAAGTTTGGAAAAACTTCCCAAACCTTGGTATGAGATCAGCCCTATTTCTGATTATCTTTTAATTAGAAGAATGGCTGAGAATTTCACCTACAATATTATTCCAAGCGTAGTTCATGTTCAGGCTTTTGCGGAGTTGGATAATTTGGGGCCAATTTTCATGAATAACTTTTCCAAGTTGTATGGGCATCTATTATGAAGATATGTATTTTCAGAGCTTCGGATGGAGCCTGTGACTATTACCGGACCATGCTTCCGGTTTATACCGCAGGCCGGAATAAAGAATTGCAACATCGTGAACTTTGGATTTCAAATCTTTTGGTCAATATGACAACAGAAAAAAAGAAATTCATCGAGGCCATGACCTCAGATATTTATTTTCTCCAACGAATTTCAGGAAGTAAGTTGATTGAAAAATTAAGATCTTTTACCCAGGATTCAAATATTGATGCAAAGCTTGTCATGGATTATGATGACGATGTTTTCAATGTCTCTCCTCTTTCAAACCATTATGTTGATTACGGAACTGAAGAAATTAAAATCCAAAACAATGGAAAAATAATTCACGAATGGAAAGACGGCGAGAATATAAATATCAAGGAAAATCAGAATCGTATTGAGGAAATTAAAAAATCAATTTCAATGGTTGATCTAATTACCACGACCAATGATCATTTGGCCAATGTTTTCAGAGAATTTAATCCTAATGTGAAAGTACTTCCCAACTGCGTGGATGTTAACAGCTGGAAAAGATTGGATATTCGACGAAAGAATCCGGACGAGATTCGTATCTGCTGGGCCGGAGGTCATTCTCATTGGGAAGATCTTTACCTCATTCGCAATTCCCTGATTGAGATTGCCAACAAATATCCCAATGTGAAAATACTCATGGTGGGATATATGCCTCATAGCATGGAGAAAGATTTTAGACCCGGGCAGTTTGAATTTCATCCTTGGGTGGATACGCCCGCCCATCCTTATCGTCTAGCGGCCTTGGATATTGATATCGCCATTATTCCCGTCAAAGACTCCATTTTTAACCGTTCCAAGAGTACGATCAAATGGGTTGAGTTCTCATCTTTAGAAATTCCCTGTATTACTTCTTATGTTCCACCTTATGATGTCATTCAAGAGGCAGATGAAATCAATAAAGGAATATTTGTAACCAACAACGATGAAGATTGTTGGATTAAAGGAATGGAACTACTGATCAACGATTCTCGCTTAAGAAAAGAGATCGGAACAAATGCGAGACAATTTGTAGAAAAAAATTACGATATCAATACTCAGTATCATCAATGGGTCAACGCATTCAAGGAGGTAAAAAATTCTACTTATGTTTCTTCCCGCTAGCCCAATGATGCAACGCATGTTCTCTGGCATTTTTAAAAAGGTGGAGATTTTCAATCCTATTGTCAAGTCTATCATGATTAATATGATGAACATGTTCTTCTTTATTCAATTCTCGGCCAAGATGTTTTTCCATTATAATCCTATGTTCTGGTTTATATTTCTTAGGAGATATAAGGATTCTTTTATAGCCACACCCATCTATTTTATAGCCACCTTTCCAAAAATGATGCTTATCTCCCCTTACTCTTGTATTGGGATCTCTTGCGAGAGCCCATGCCCTAGCTTTAGCCGGATCAGTAGGATTGTCTTTATTCCATTTTATAATGGTTTCTCTAGCTTTTATTCTTTGAATTTCAGTTGGAGAAAAAGCCTCTCCTCGACATTTAATACCACAAAATTGTTTGGCATGTTCATATGGATAACATTGAAATTTATTGTTGCAATTTTTACAAATCAAAGTAATTCTTTTCAGAGGTTTTCTTTGGCAATTATGCGAACAAAATTTTCTTATTTCATAAGGGAAGTGGGAGATTTCTTTTTTGCATGTTTGACAATTAGAAATAACGGGATTTTTAATTTTAATCATATATGGAGTATAGCATGATTCCAACAAATCCTGTCCTGCTTGACCTGGTAACAGAAGGGATCAAACAAGCCGGAGAGAATAATCCTTCGGCCACTCTCATCTCTCGGGCCTCAAATGAATGGGTGGAAGAAATAAAGAATGATATCTGGAATCTGGCTAAGAAGCCAAAATTACTTCAGGTAACGGCCTATACCACAATCCCGAAAGGGCAGTCTCGCTATGCCTATCCTTCAGACTATTCAAGCGATCTATTTTTGACCATTTTGTATGGGGTTGGGCAGGGAGCTTGCCAAACAGGGAGTGTCAATACCATCACTCTTGGAGCCAGTGATAATTCAGGCAATAATATTGTTGGCAAAGAAATTCTCATGATGTCAGGGACTAGCGCGGGAAGTTATTCTCAGGTTGTGGCCTATGATACATTGACCAAAATCGCCTCTCTAGTTCCAGATTTCGATACCTCTCCAGTCGCCGGAGATACTTACATGATTGTGGATTTTGAATATCCGGTTGAGACAAGGCCTATTTTTGATGGGGATGCTAGGATGAAAGCTGTGGCCCCCGGACTTCCCCAGTATCTATATCCCGTAGGAGACGATATTTCCGGTTACTTCGTGTTTAATTGTCCCCCAGACTTAACCAGAGGGGCTAGGCTGCGTTATTATGCTGATATCAGCCAGATTGACGTTAATAGTGATTTGATGTCTGTAATCTACCGCAAATGGCGCAATATCTTCGTTAAAGGAATCAAGGCCAAAAAACTGGCCGATGAAGATGATGACAATGCCGATAAGGCCGAACAAGTTTATATATCAGCCCTGCGAGTTTTGATCTATCGTGAAATTTACGGGATGGACATTAGTAACCTAACAGACCGAATCATGGACTTTGATTTTGGTCATTTGGATAATTATGGTGGAGGGAGCGGAACGAAATGAGCGCAATAATTGCGACCCAAATGGCTTATAGTGGTGTTACCTTAAATGCCATCGTTCGTGACCTTTCAGGGCTTGTGGCCAATGGAGCGGGACTTGAATCTTATAATGTCTCCAATTACGCCACCTATCTTATCCCCATGACCGAACAAGTTCCAACCGGTTATTTTAAAGCTTCATTTCCTTCCTATCTTCCAGCGGGGAAGTATTCTTTCTCCGTTCATCAAGGAAGCGGAACTGCCGGAGATTTGGCTGTGGATAGAGGAGACATTGATTGGAGTGGATCCAGTGAAAATTATCTGGGCCTTATTACAGTCAAATTACCAACCAATCTTATTTCAGGATTCGATCCTGCCGTGACTTCGGTTAATTTGAATAACAATCAAACGGGAGTGACAATTGGGACTGTAAATTCGCTTGGAACAAGTGCGGCCGCTTCAGTTAAAACTCAGATTGATACTTCTATCGGGTCAGATGCTATTGCTGAATTGTCGGGAGTTCCTTCATCTACTCCGACTCTGAAGACAGCAATTATGTTCTTACTCATGGCTTTACGTAACAAACGAACTACCGATGCTTCGAGTGTTAAAGTTTACAATGCTTCCGGAGCTGTTATTGCTACGGCAGCAAGGTCCGATAATGGGGTTACGGGGACAAAGGAGATCTTTAGTTAATGGCCGATAGCGCTCAAGCCCGAATGACCTGTTTTGAAGTCCCCGGACTTATGATGACTCCTTTGCCTCATGGGGCCATCTCTGCTGGGGATCGGGCACAATTGGATGATATCTATGCCGGAATCCAAGGGATAATGCCGGTTTCGTCCAATGAAACGTGTTGGATTCCTTCAAAGCAAAACACTTCAAATTGGATTAATTCTAAAAAGACTACGAATATTTGGAAAGCTGAAAGAAAGACTACACGCATATGGGTACCTGAAAAAGAGGTTGTTCCATGTCAGGATTAAATGGGCTTTAGATCTGAAATACTTCATGTCCCCATGACGGACATGGCATTTAATTACAGCCGGAATTTTGAACTTATTCCGGACAATGCGACTATTGATCCTTCGGTAAATTTCAACCTTCATGAATTGGGAGCTGGGAAACGAGGCGGAACGTCGATTTTTGTTAATCAAACCGTTAATAATCGAGTCATGGGAGGTTATGACTTCCGACAATCAATTGGATCTCAAAATATGGTCTATGCCAAAAACAACGGTTCAGTTTATGCCAATGACGATTCAACCGTGATTCATTCTGGAATGTCCACCAGCAATTTTTTCCATTTCAGCCAATTTTACGATGATATGTATATTGCCGATGGAGGAACCACGCCTCAAAAATGGACGGGAGGAGGGCCGACTTCTGATGTAATCCCTCCTTCTGATTGGGCTTTGGTAGGAAATCCTTTTCAGATTATTTTCCATCCTCGGGGGGCCAGTTTCCGAAATTGGGCCATTAATCGAAATGGGGTTTATGCTTCGGCGGTGAATGATGGTTCTGACTTTTCAGATGCTAACGTTCTGGCTATCCCTGTTTACAGCAAAGGTGGGCTTGTCGCAGCGATTGAATTTGGACAGGAATTATTTGTTTTCAGCAAAAGCGAGACTTTTCGGATTGATGATTCGGCTACTGACGATTCTCA